GAAGATTATATGTCTTTGCTGTCTTACTTTGGTAAAGATATGCGTAACGCCCACTATGTCTGCCCTAAGAACCTGAAAACTGCACATGATAAACTACTAAAGATAAAACAGGTACGTGAAGCCAGGTTGAGACAGGAAAGGGATCGAGCACAATCTATCAGTAAGCGTGAAAAGTTAATGAAGGATATAGCCGGCTTCTACGAGCAGATGGAAAAGTTCTTCGGATTGAGAATCGAAGAAGAGGATATAATCATCCGCCCTTTGGAAAGTGTCACCCAGTTTTATCAGGAAGGTAAGGCCATGCACCATTGTGTGTATCAGAACGGATACTACAGACGGCCGGAATGCCTGATATTGTCGGCAAAGGACACGGCTGGAAAACGATTGGAGACGATAGAGGTAAACTTGAATACACTGGATATCGTCCAGTCCCGATCCTTCTGTAACGGCGTAAGCGAGTATCACGATCAGATAGTAAAACTGGTGAAAAAGAATATAAATCTGATTCGTCGTAAAATGATTGCATAAATAAAGTAAACAATGAGGTACGCATTAAGAAAGCAGGATAAGATTGCGGCTGCAATAGGTGATGATTATTTGAAAAATCATATCCTCAAAAGCCTTGATAGTTTCTTCCGAAAGAGCAATGATGAATGTATAATCAGTTCTGTTGAATTGGACACCTATCAAACCGAATCAGGAGAAAGTTATGCCGTGTTAAGAGTTAATGACCTTGCAGATGATAACGCAATGTTGGAATTTGCCGTAGTGGGTCAGCAATTCGATGTATTAAAACTGGCCTTTTTGGGCAGAATGAAAGGATAGAACAATGAAACTAAAAATCAAACAAATACAGGAGGTAAAGAAATGACAAAAATAAAATTGAAAACAAATAAAACAAAAAAAAGCAGGCTGTATAGCCTGCTGAAATATGTGAAGTTAAGAATAAGCAAGGGTGGATTCGAACCACCGACCTTCGTTTGAAACGATGCTCTAACCCCTGAGCTACAAGGAAAACATCCAAATGTTAATTTGGACGAATCAAAGCTATCTAGAATTACTTTGATGTTGCTACAGAGATTTTGATAATCCCCTTTCATGTAACAAGTGGTACAAAGGTATGAAAAAGATTTAAATCATAAAAATAAAAAGAATGAAAATAAGACAAACTAAAAAATTATGAGTGATTTATACTTCAACGATAAACGCTTTGTTGGCCACAGTAAAATTAGTGATATAATTTTTTTACTTCCGGCGATAATGTGGTACATGGAGCACGAAAGGATTAAAGATGCAGACGCGTTCGTGATATGTGCGCATTGGCTTTGTTTTCAGTGCGGGTTATTTATCCGGTGTAAAAGAAAAATTAAAAATAATTGAGCCTTGGGCGGCTTTGTAAAACCCATATTCATATGAGCGATTTTAAATCACGTCTGGTTGAAGAACAAGAGCAACTCGAAGAAAGGCTTAACAAGCTGAATGAATTTAATCAAAGTGAAAAGGTCAATGCGATTGATCCGGTACATAAGTCTATTTTGATTATACAGGCCAGAGCGATGCAAACCTATAACGAGTGCCTGAAAGCCAGATTGGGACGATTGTAATTATGCTGCGGGATAGTCTGATAGCTATCCCGCACTAATAACTAAAAAGAACTGAGTCTAATGGATAAGATACAACAATCAATAGATTTTCTCCGGAAGTTGGAAACGGACGAACCGTTTTATCTTGGTTTCTCCGGCGGTAAAGATAGTGTCGTTATTTTGGATCTGGCCGAACGTGCTGGAGTTCGTTTCACCGCTACCTATGCCAACACGACGGTGGATCCACCGGGTACAATCTCTTTCATCAAAAATAATTATCCGCAAGTGGTTATTCGGCATCCGGAAAAATCATTTTTTCAGCTTGTAAGCGAAAAAGGTTTTCCATCCCGGATGCGCAGGTTCTGCTGCGAAAAACTAAAGGAGCGATATGGTATAGGTAAAAGGACGATTGAAGGTATGCGAGCAGAAGAAAGTTCGAAACGTGCATTGTATGAGCCGGAGCAGTGTGATAGTAGAAAGTGGATGAAGGGTGCAAAACATATTTTACCGATCTTATCCTGGACGGAAAATGATGTATGGCGGTATATCCGTAAGCGTGGATTGCCTTATTCAAAATATTACGATCCACCTTACTGTTTAACCAGACATGGTTGTGTAGGTTGCCCTCTGGCTCCGGTACATCAAATGCAGGCAGAATACAAATTGTTCCCCGGTTACGCCCGGCAGATGATCCGATCAATCGGAAAGTACATGGATAATAAACCGGACAATGCAATAGCGAGAAACTTCTCTGATCCTTACGAGGCATTTTATTTCTACCTGAATGAGATGTCGATGCAAGATATACGACGATTAAAGAAAGGTTTGTTTGGATTCAATGCCAAACAAATTATTGAAAAAGAAATATTTCAAACTAAAAAGAACTAAGTCATGGATAACGAGTATGTCTACTACAATAAGCCAACACCTAAAGAGCCTATTTTTCTGGATGAAATAGAAGCCAGCCTCCCGATGTGGGAAAATAAACCACCGGCATGGAAAGGTTCTTCTTCCAAATCCGGAAGAAGCGAAAAACAGATCAAGAAAGATCGTAAGAAGAAGAAAATGAATAAGCGTAATCATAAAAAATAACTAATAAAAAGATGAAAGTTAAAAAGTTACTGATAGGACGACTATATAAATGTACCTATCCTAACAGGGAAGGTGAATATGTATATGTCGGTGAGCATCTGATTGGGTATTGTTTCAATGGATGTGGAGGAAATCGAAACATAGCCATGAGTGAAAGAATGGTTGAAAAGCACATCCATGAGACGGATTAAGCTCAAATCACGAAATAATTGGCTGAACGCCACTATTAGTAATGGCGTCGTGGATCACGACGCCCTCTGGTTTACAATGGCTTATTATTGCACCCAGGATTGATATAACGAAAGAATAAATATTATGAAGTGTCACTATGTATACGATAAGGAAGTAGGTCGCGTCTTAATACCAGGCTGTTGGTCTGTCGTTATGAGCAACGATATAAAAGATTGCACTTGCACTGTTGAGCCAATATCCACTGCTGGCTTTGAGCGCAAACGGTACAATGAAGAGATCAGAAAACGAAATGCCATAATAAAAGATCTACGTCGGCAAGTGGAATATCTTCAAAATGAACTGGATAATACAATTAAATTATTAACAACTAAAAAAAATAAGCTATGACCTGGAAAGAATTAAAAGACAAAATATCCCTTATGACAGAAGAAGAGCAACAGCAGGAAGTTGCAGTTTGGGGAGAAGATATCAGTTTGAGAAACAAAGATTGCTCTTTGGAGAAAACAAACGAGGCTTTGTACTACGATCCTAAATGGGATTATGCTCTTGAAGAGAGCGAATTGGAGCCAGAAGACAAGGATAATCCTGATGTATATAAGATATGTGAAGCAGGAGTGTATTATATTTCAATTTAAAAAATAGCGAATCATGATAACGAAAGAACAAGTTAAAGAAATATTGACAAAAAATCCGGCAGGAATTACAAAAGAAGAGTTGAAATTTGTTTTTGGCATATTCTGCTTATCAATCAAAGAATATGAAAAATCAGAACATAATCTTTGGTTTGAAGTACATTTCGAACGCATATACATCGCTCAAATTCGATATGGTATAAAAGGTGGGATGTCTTTTAGTAACGAATATGTAAATATGGGAGATGGATGTCATGGAGTAACAATGGGAACAGTGAATAATACAGCCGATCTATTAAAAATATTCATCAATATGTTTTACGACAATTTATTGAAACAAGCCAACTATGCTCCTTTATATAACGAAGAGACATCTCAATTCGAATCCCTTGAACAAGCTCAAGAATATTTGGAATATGTTCAATCTATACTGTAAAATTTAAAAAAAAGTGAATGCAGACGGCAATCTGGCATCCACTTTATTCAATCATATAAAAACGCTTGACCTCGTTTAAAAACAGCAAGACTCCTCATCTTGCAAGTGATTGATTTTTTACAAAAGT